CTTCATTATGGTTAGCTGTAAAGATAACCCCTACTGCTTCTATTACATTAGGTTCACTAGCAGCTCTTATTCGACGTAAAGGCACTCCTGAAGCAAATCTAAATGTTGCCTTATATTCAGATAACGCAGGAAGTCCTAACGCAGCATTGAAGACTGTAGTATTGACTCCGGCTAGCTTTACTGACACTACGAGTGAGTGGAGAACTTTTACTTTTAACACAACACTAGCTTACTCGACAGCATCTATTTATTGGTTTGTAATATGGTCTACAGCAGGTGAGAAAGATAATCATTGGGAAGTAGGAACTCATGAACACACTACAACCAGCACTTCCTATCGCAACTCTGTCGACGGAACTACTTGGGTAGCTTCAAATAGATGGCCATACTACCGCTTGATGGATGTACCCGCTACAGGAATTATGCAATGCTTCCAATTCAGGTCTTCAATGTATGCTTATCGCAACATTGATGGAGCTGCTCCTGTAGTATATCTTCTTGGCGATAGAGGAATAGCTGATGCAAATACTGGAGTCTTATCTACTTTAGTGGATGCAACAAAAGCATGGACGCCAGATCAATGGGCTGGATGTGTTGTTCAGCTTATTGGTGGTACAGGCTCAGGAGAGTATCAAGGTTGGAGAAGGATTGTAAGCAACACAGCAACTATTCTAACTGTAGACAGTCCTTGGTTAGTAACACATAGCACAGACACTGAGTATGTGATCGCAGGCTCAAACACTTGGCAGGTAGTTAGTGGTCACGGTCTCACGGGGCCCATTACAGATGTTTGTATTGTGAACGCGACTTGTTATTTCTGTCAAGGTGACAGCATTGCAATCATCCGTATGCACATCAAGAGTGACGGTACACATGAATGGGCTGCTGATGGTACTAATATGGCGTCTCTCATGTGTTTGGAAGCAGATACTAGTGTATGGAAAGCGAACAACTCAGGAACGGTCTCAATAGCGTCTGCACCTAAACAAGCTACTTGGGGTACTAGCATGACTTTCGCAACCGCTACTACACTTGTAGATGACTACGGTAAGATTACTCGATTGATTGAGTATAATGGTAAGGTGTGGGTTATGAGAGAAGGAATGGTGTTCTTCCATAACAGTACTACATCTACTTTCGATCCAATCTACTTGAAAGAGATGCGAGCTGTGATGGCTCATACAAACGGAAGAGCTGCTCTTACCCATAACGTGTATCTTTACTTCTCAGTTGGCGGAGGGCTTGAAAGGTATTACAACTCAGCTCTGGATGACGTCGGTCCTGATAGAGATAAAGGACTACCTGCTGAACGTAAAGGTGTTATCAGTTGCATGATCGGCTATCCTGGAAGATACTTCGCTGCTGTAGATGCTGGATCTTTAGGTTACAGCTCAGTACTAGAGCACAACGGCAATGGATGGCATGAGCTGTATCGGGCCCCTCTCGGTAAGTCAATTACTGATATGGTGTTCGAATCCACTCCAGGAACTCTAGCAGATCGGTTGTGGGTGGCTGAAGGCCCTGATCTTGTTTGGCTTCCTTTCCCGTCAGGTACTGTAGATCCCCGCAATGATACGACTTCTCTTTACGCACCAGAAGGATGTGTTACGTCAGGTTACTTCTACGCAGGTCTTTACGATGCGATCAAGTACGTACATAGCATCAAGTTATTTACCGAAGATCTGTCAGACGGAGTTTGTACAGTCGAAGTTGAGTACCAACTAGATGACGATTCTACCTGGAGACAGTTGGGTGACTACTATAAAATATCGCCTATCGACGAAGTGTACGTCGACCCACATTCCAAGCTCGGCGGATGCACAGGCCGTAGGATCAGATATCGTGTGCATCTCCTTACTACCGATGCTAGCAAGACTCCTGAAATTCGTGGTGTTGTACTTGAAGCCATTACACGTGTACCGATCAAGCATTCCTATTCTTTACCTTATCGTATCAAAGATGAGAAAGGAGAGAACGCAGTATCTAAACGTGATCTATTGGAAAGCTGGGCTGAGAATCTTACGCCGCTTACAATGCGATGTATTTATAAAGCCTACGACAACAAAGCTGTGTTTATTGATCCTTCACCATCTCGACCTTATCAACAGAAGAGTGAAGGCTACATAGAAACGCTTACGGTGATCGAGGTGTAATTATGGCCAGGGCAAAAGGCATTGCAGTACCTAAGGTAACTGGCGTTTATAGACTACGCAATCCTCAAGTGGCTAAGGTCAAAGTCAAGGATCGTACTAAAGAGACATTTGAGGAAAGCAATCCTGAGCCTCCAGTAGGAAAGATTCAAGGCATACAGGCAGGTAGTAAGGAAGAGTGGAGAGTGTACCTAGCTCTTACCAAACTGAAGGTAAGATTTACCTACCAGTACGCAGCAAACGGAGGCAAAAGAATGCGTGGAGGCCAGGTAGTTGACTTCCTAGTACATACAGCCCCTGTGCCTACGCCTGTTTATGTGAACGGCGAGTATTGGCATCGAACAGCTAAACAGATGTCGGATCAAATAAAGCAACAGAATATCGTTTCTGAATTAGATGGACAGTGTTTCGAACCACTAATATTATGGGCTCGTAACTTACAAACAGTAGATCAGGCTTTCAATGTTCTATTACACGAATTGAGGTACAAATGACCGCTACAGATATTGTTCAATTACCTTACAATTACGACCTAAAGATAAAACAAGGTGCTGATCGTAACCTCGGAATCTCTTTGGAAGACGCCAATGGGGTTCCTCAGAACCTTACCGGCTATACATCCAAACTAACTGTCCGAGCTCACTACGGAGGCCCTGTGCTGTTGGAGCTTACCAGTTCAGACGATATTGCTATCGGTGGAGCTCTAGGAACAGTTGACGTAGCATTCAAACACACTAAGACAGCTGCGTTAGCTTTTGAGTCTGCTATCTACGACTGGTATATAAAGTCAGCAGCAGCTATTCCGACCTACACTTACTTGCTTGAGGGTTCGTTTACAGTAACCCCGCAGGTGGCACTATGAAAATGATAATCAGAGATACAGTAGCTAGTATCGTAGGTATTGAAACCTTTACTACGAAACTAACTATCAACGACTTTGATGTTAGTCCTGGTAAGATTCCTTACTCCCTCATTCAAGCGAAGGGTGATCTTATCGTAGGTACTGGAGCAGGGGCTGCTACTATTTTACCTGCTGGAACATTGAATCAAACTATTATTTATGACTCAGCCGAACCTGGAGGCCTCAAAGCTGTCGATCGTTTCACAACTTATAACGGTTCTGCACCTAACGTCATCATCAACGGCGATTTTGACATCTGGCAGCGCGGTACTAGTTTTGCGGCGATTGCTACTGGTGCGTATCACACAGATAGATTTTTATATGGGGTGGTGGGAACAGCGGTTCACACAATTACTAAAGATACTGACGTTCCTACATTTGCACAATCAGGGCATAACAGTAAATCGTCTTTGAAAGTAGACTGCACAACGGCCGATGCTTCAATAGCCGCTGGTGATTTATGTAACGTGACATATAAAGCTGAGGGATATGACTACGCACCTTTGAAAGAGCAAACCATCACTTTATCTTTCTTTGTAAAAGCCACTAAAGTTGGTACGTATTGTGTTGCATTTTGCAACAGCGGAGCGGACAGAAGCTATGTTGCTGAATACACAATAAACGCTGCAAATACTTGGGAAAAGAAAACAGTCACGGTCGCATTAAATCAAGCTGGAGGAACTGAAAATTATACGAACGGAACTGGGATTCGTATTGTTTTCTCTTTATCGTGTGGTTCAACTTATCAGACAACAGCCAATACTTGGCAAACAGGCAATTACGTTGCAACCTCCAACCAAGTAAACGCCACAGATTCCACAAACAATAATTTCTGGCTATCACAAGTCAAGCTTGAACTTGGCTCCGTTGCTACTCCATTTGTGAGTAGACCGTATGGAGATGAGTTGAGATTATGTAAAAGATATTGTCGTGCTCAGATTACAAGCGGTGCAAATGAAGGTATTGGATTTGGTAGTGGTGCTTCCATTTACGTGGCTTATATCCACATTCCTTTAGAAGTTGAGATGAGGGATATTCCATCACTCGTGGCAACGGCATCTGATTGGCAGATACATGATGGATCTTCACCACTTGATTTAACTGTAATAGCGATAGCAACTGGTTTAAGTAGTCCTAAACGGGTTGGTATAACCGCTACAGTAGCATCTGGCTGCACTCCGTTTAGACCTTATTGGCTAGCTGCTGACGGAGTTGGCGGACGTGCCTTTATTTTAACCGCAGAACTATAAGGATTCATTAGGAGTGAAATGGCATACACAACGGAAGATGGTGGAGTCGACTTTAGCGTTCATAACGATCGAGTCGATGTGGATAAACTACGAGCGTTCGTACCAAAAGTGACTTTTGGGTTTGCTCGTATTGGTATGAGCTGGGGTTACAAAGACCCTAAGTTCAATTACTTCCGAAACATTCTGGAAGATCAGATGGGTGTTTGGTTCGCAGGATACCATGTTATCTTTCCTGCCGAGAATATCGAAGCTCAGTTCGATAATATGATGGCAGCCGCCGGCCCCAATCTAAAGGCCTACGTCATTGATGACGAATTGATCCATGGTTGCAGTCCAGCCAAGAAGCGTCAAGCATTGAATGAGTTCGCTCAACGTATCTTGGACGCAGGTAAGGAAGCTTGGATCTACACCTCACCTCTATGGTGTAATCAGAACATCACGCCAAAGGGATGCATCATTCCGGAAGCAATGCTAAGGTCCAAGTGGTGGCTGGCTCAATATCTGTATCAACAAACTGGTGGAATCGAATATCCTAATCCACCGGATCTTGTGAATGGTATCTCTCGTGACAAAGTTTACGTGCATCAAACCACGAGTGCGATGCCTGGATGGAAAATTGGTCAACCTAGTGGCTCGCCTACTTTTGACTTTAATCGTTGGCTAATAGGCAAACCGGAAGGAGGTGTTACCCCACCACAGCCGCCCCCAGTTCTAACTTACGAACAGAAAGTGGATGTACTGGTTGCCGGACATCCGCAACTATTTCCAGCAGCCTAACAAGGAGAGTCTATGACTACGACACCAACAGACCTGAACTTTATCAAGATGCTAGTCGATGCTGGGGCAATGGGATTACTGATTATCGTGGTAATACTATTCCTTCGACATCTGAAAGGCGAACGTGAAGCGTCTACGATTGAGAGGCAGGAGTCCTCCAAAGAACGTCAAGCTACTTTAGAGTTCATCAAGTCGTTTCAAGAAGATGGTGACAAAGCAGTTATCAAAGCAGCTGAATGCACGGCGACAGAGATTGCTAGATCTGCTAAAGAATCGGCTAGTATGTACGCACAAGTAGCAGATGCGATGAAGGGTTTGGCCTCGGAGATCCGCCAATTAAAAGAACAGAACATCGCTCACGACACTAAAATGGATACCGCTCTCACTACGATGGCAAGCGCGAGAAACAAGCGCGCAGAAGATATTACGACCCTATTAGAGCAGACAAAGGAGAATAAAAAATGAATAGCGGAAATTTTGGAACGGATGTGAAGGAAGCCTTGAAGTACCTCTTGGTAAAGATTGTGGGCGTAATCGGAAGCAGAAAATTCTGGGCAGCGTTCGTAGCGATCTTGTCGATTGTGAATGCATGGCATGCAGGATCTATTACACCAGACACTGCTATCTGGTCAATCGTGGCGACAATCATCTCGTACACGGGCTTCACCGCCTTGGAAGACATCAGCAAAAACAAAGTCTAACTTGAGCAGTGGCAATAAGTAAAATAAAAGGACTACCTTCGGTCGGGTAGTCCTTTCTTGTTACTTGGAAGACTTGGCTAGTATCATGAAGAACGCCGCTGACAATAACGCAATACCACAAATCTTTTGCCAGAACTCGTCGTCATCCATTTAGCCTCCCAGACTCTACTAAACGCCCAATCCAAATCTCATAATCCAATTCTTGCTTATTGAATGGCTTACTTTCTTTCAAGGGAGAAGTATCTCCTTGCTCGTTTACTTCGAAAGAGTCGTAAGTACCATTCCCGTTGTCAATAAGCTTGTAGCTTCCGATAGTAGCATGCCACAGAGTGTCTTCAAGTACAATAACAGGATCTAGTAAAGAGATGCTAAGAACGTTACGATAATGGTATCTCGATAACGCTCCGTAGTAGATCTTTTGACGGACGTCTGCCTCAGTAACATCTCTATGAACATATCTCGGAAACATTCTACCTTGTATATATTCATAATGATCAATGAAGGTTGCTTGCATATTAGTCTTCCTCCTTTGCATACCATGCCTGCATGATGTCCTTATCTACTTTCCAAGGTACTTGAGGCATGAATCTTGTACCGATACTTTCCATTAGCTCAGCGATACGCGCTGTGTATCTATCAATCTTGTCATCAGGCTCTTCAATCATAATACTATCATGTACTAACAACACAACATGTATTCCTTCTTCAACTGCTCTTGTTGCTGCCATCAAAGTCAAGTCAGATGCAGTACCTTGAATCGGCATATTGATTGAAGACTTTCTTGCGTCCTCGATGTTGTCTGGCGTAAGTAAAGGATAGCGTCTTCTGCGACCAAAGAAATTCTCTACATACCCGTTCTTCCTCATTGACGCTAGCTGGTCTAATTTCCACTTCAATGCAATAGGCATACTCTTATTGAACTTAGCAATCAACTCTCTAGCTAACGTAACTGAGATACCAGCATCCTTAGCAAACGAGAACTCAGTACCACCATATACATAAGCGAAGTTGAACATCTTACAAATGACACGTTGTTCTTTAGTATACCCTTCACCAAACATAATGATGGCCACCTCGCTGTGAAGGTCACGACCTGTTTGATAAACATCAATCAAGAACGGATCGCCCGACAGACAAGCAAAGACACGAAGCTCCGCCTGTGAGAAGTCGCACAAGCCTAACTTGTAACCTGGAGGAGCGATAATCGACCTTCGAATCATCTTTCCGTACTTATCACTTGCTCTAGGTATTGTCTGTGCAGCTGGATCTCTTACAGCTAAACGACCTGTCTCTGTTCCTTGTAACAAGAATGTAGGATGTACCCTACCATCTAAGCCAGCCATTTCAACCAGGTTGTCAACATATGATGACTTGATTTTAGCTACACGCCTATGCTTCTGTAACAGATCCACGAATGGATGTTTACCTTCAAGAGCTACCAAAGCTTCGTGTGCTGTAGTTGGTTTCTTTGTCTTACGGTCATACTGTGTTGGTAAGCCGAGCTTCTCGTAAAGCACAGGCACTAGCTGTGGCGGAGAGTTCAGATTCAAGTTAGGCATTCCAACTACTTCACGTGCTTTGCCTGCTAGCTCATCTATCTCTGTTTGCATTGACCTACCGCATTCCTCAAGATAAGCTGTATCAGTCATGATACCATGTAATTCAACTTTCACCATAGCATTCTCTGCTGGTATGGTTATCATCATGAAAGGTGTTTCGTAGAGACCTTGTTCCTTGAGCTGCTTCTCGAACATCTTCTGGAATGTAAGTGTTACAGCAACATCCATTGCGCCATACACAGCTAACTTATCAAAAGGTATCTGCGAGTACATATCGTTCTTGTTACGTAGATACTGTTTGATTTCAATCTCCCAGTCATCCATACCTAACAACGTCTTAGCAAGCTCTTTCAAGCCATGCATACTGTTTTCATCTAGAGCATGATGAGCAAGCATTGTATCGAAGTCGATATGAACGTCTATGTCGAAAGCTGACTTCAAGAACACAGCATCAAACTTTGCATTGTGTCCGCACGTTCTAACTCGCTGAAAGAACCTTTGTAACATCGGAACTACTTCTGGATAATCGTAAAGCAGTTCGTCATTGATTACTGTTGCATATCGAACATCCCAACACAACTGCATGCACAATACTGGAGCACGACTCTCTGCTGGTTTATCATACCAGTTGACATTGTCTGTCTCTAAGTCGAAAGCAACCATCACTCCATCTGGACATGCATCAAGAGCTTCTTGCAATTCTTTCACGCCGATAGGAATGTTTACGAGTGGAGGAGTTACCTTTTTATTGCTATTCACAGCAGCTCGAATTGAGTTACGTAAATCGCCAAATGCTGACGGCTTCCTCATCACATACGCTGGATGATAACCCTCGACTACCTTTCTTCCATGTAGAGGCAAACCCGGCAATGCTTCTCGAGCCACTTTACCTAGCACCAAGATAGTGCCCGTTGTCTCCTGCAACTCCGATACTAACCTGTCATGACAACATTGAATCTCTTCAGGTGTTGGTTCTCTATTACCAGGAGGTCTACACATAACGACGTTTGTTCGAAATGTGTTAGCAGGATCGAATCCTTCTGCACGAAGCAAGGCATCTAGAATCTGTCCGCTCTGACCAACAAAAGGAATACCTGCCTTAGCTTCTTCAGCACCAGGAGCTTCTCCTATTACAACCAATGGAGCGTCAAAAGATCCTGAAGGAGAAATATGTGGATGCCCGTATAAGGGGCATCCTTCACATCCTAGCATCTTACTCTCATCTATCATAACTTCACCACTACATTCTGCAAGTTCGTCACCATCGCTTTTGCAAACATCTCACGAGACTGTCGAACCGGCTTATCAAGGTCCACTGAATATGGACCAGGGTCTTGATCGAGCCATGAATCATGTTGAGCCCAAGCAACTGGAGCTGCACTATCAATGCCTCGAACGCGCCAACCTATTCCTTGAAATGATCGAAGGTCTGTCAGAGGATCTCCAAGAATACCTAACAGATGGAAGTTGATATTAGTCATGTCGCGTTGCAACAATTCCTTTATCATAAAAGCTCTCTCACCAGGTTTCGCACCCATCATTCGCTTTGGAAAGCCTAACGAAGAAAATGCAACAGGTATCTTATGTAAACAGTTAGTCCATTCATCTCGATCTTTGCCCTGTGCTACGACCATTCTCCGTCGTATTGGAATGAGTGAGATGATACTCAGATTATCGTACAGCAATTGCAACGTTTTCTCTGAGTCACCAAGTACGTCAGGTAAGATAATCTCATCAGCACCAGTCATCTCGGCATAGTCAATTATCTTACGTAAGTCCATCATACCTTCTTCGACAGTTCCATTGTCAATGATAATGAAGTCACCTCGCAATCGCCATCGATAACAGATACGTTCCCATTCTTCAGGCTGCTTGGCAACTTCATTAGCCAAGATAAGATGGTATGACGACATGCCCATAACTTCACTGGCGTTCAGTGTAGGTGATATAGGCGAGAATTTCATCATACTCCTTTCTTGTTGATAAGAGATAAGAACTCTTGACGTGCTTCACTCGAAGTCAAGAATACACCACGCATCTCAGACGTTGCCATTGACGCATCGTGAGCCTCAACACCTCTACAAGCCATACATGTATGTCTTGCTTCGATTACAACTGCAACACCCATCGCTGCAAGTCTGTGCTTGAGCTCTGACGCTACATTCTTGGTGAGCGCTTCTTGAGTACTCGGCCGCTTGGCTTTCCATTTCACTAAGCGAGGAATCTTCGATAAGCCAATCATCAACTCGTTAGGAATATATCCTACGTGAGCAACACCATAGTATGGAAACAGATGATGTGCGCATAGCGAACTGAATTGGATATCTCTGACGACGATAAGCTGATTCGCTACAGCTGGAAACGCTGTAAACTCGAAGTCAGGTAAAGGTTCTGGTTTGAACTCAGCCCAGGCTCTCAGGACTCGTTCAGCTGTTTTAGCAGGACTATCATCATACCAATCAGTTGCTCCGAACGATTGAATGAGAAGATTGGTAAGAGTCTCTACTTGATCTTTAGTTGCCACTGAAGCCTCCCGGAATAGCAGACTGGACTTTCAACGATGGCTTGCAATTTCATTACCCAATCATAAGCGGTTTTCTGATGGCCCTGTGAAGGCGGAGTTCCTTCTGGCATGAGCGTTACATTCACCAGACCAAACTTCTCACGAGCTCTGACTGTACTGTTGATGGCATCGAAGCCAACGACATCATCGATGACCCATTTGATTTCGTTACAGCGTTCAGAGATATCTGCTGCACCGATATACATCAAGTTAGGTTTAGGACTCCACGTAACCCAGTCAGGAACTTCCTTACCCAACAGATCCTGGAAGCCAGACGTTTCTAACTGAATGTAATGACCTGCCGCACGTAAGGCAAGAATCAATTCATCCAATGGCTGTAACGTAGGCTCTCCACCTGTGATAACAACATGAGTGGGTCGTGCAGGTACTTGCTTCATGATGTCTTCAATGGAGGTATTCTCGCCACCATCTTGCCACGTGTATTTAGTATCGCACCAAGGACATCCTACTGGACATCCCTGTAAGCGAATAAACGTAGCAGGCCTACCAGCCCAGTAACCTTCACCTTGCATCGTAGTGAATATCTCATTGATTCTCATTGCTCTCGACCTTTCACTGTACGTAATCCAGGGCCAACTTCATTAGAAGGTTGAGAGCCTTCTAAATCACGGCAAACCAATGTTGCGTAACCGGCTATATCTAACCAGCTGTCATAGTGTGTTGGATTGTAAAGCAGACGAACTAACTTTGATAAGATAGTCCACCAAGCATTTACATATCTCGGACACACTTCCATCATGTGGTCAAATGCGGCTTTCACAGGCAATATCATCAAAGCTGTCTGTGTCCATGCATCACCATATTGCTGACGACGATCTTCCAAGACTTTCTCTACGCGATTGTCGGAGTTGCTCATCGTGAACCCCACAATCTGAGAGTGCTATCTTGGGTAGGTGCTTGTTCGTACTCAGACGGATCTCTCCACCCGGCTGCATTGAATGCATGAATACGTTCTTGACATGTAGCGCAATGACCACACATCACATCACGACCGTTATAACAGGAGTATGACATCTGTAAAGGCACTCCAAGATTGGCTGCCATTCTAACGACATCACCTTTCGTATGCCCGTTGAAAGGAGCTTCGAACTGAACCTTCCTGTCGCTACCATAATAGATAGCCTCTTGCATTGCATGAACGAATTCAGGCGTGCAATCAGGGTAAGCACCATTATGAGCGTCATCGCCATGAACACCTGCGAAAATCTTGTCGCAATCGTGAGTCAAGGCTAAAATAGTTCCGATGCTCAGGAAATAAGCATTGCGAAAAGGTACTACAGTTGGCTGAGCACCTACACTATCGTGTGCTTCTTGATACGATAAGTCAGGCACAGGAATCTCACCCATCAACGCTGAGCCACTACCCATGAACAGCTCTTTCTGTGTTTCATGGACAATGTGCTCGACACCAATAAAGCGTTGATAGTGCTTGACTATCTCAGCGGCAGCCTTGAGCTCACGTTCGTTATGGACTGAACCATATCTGAACGACACAGCAACGATGTTCTCAGAACCGAGATTAGCTGCAACAGCCATTGTGGTCATTGAATCCAAACCACCAGACAATAGAACTACTGCTTTCATTCTTCCTCCTCAGAGTCGGGATAGTATGTTGCGCTTGTGTTAGGAGTCTCACAGACCTTGATGCAACCAATATGTAAGCCGGATGGCATCTGGTCGTACAAACGATTGTGAATGTATTTAGCCAGCAACTCACCAGTCGTGATAGGAATTGGTAACTGAATCGACTCTGAGAGGGAAGTATAAGACTGATTCTCCGTACCACACAAATACTTGTGATCCATCTCATCGATGATCGGCTTCACCAGCTCTTTGAGAAGAGCGTAATCAATTACCATCCCTTCGGTAAGTTCATCGGTCCAAATGACTACAGTTACTTTGTAGTTATGGCCATGCATTCGACCACATTTAGGATGGCCAGGAATCTGATGCGCTGCACTGAATTCGAAATCTTTA